TCCCTGATTTCCTTTTCCATTCCCGAAGAAGCAAAGCCCATTATAAAAAAGTATATGAAAAAGAATACAGGGAAAATCATATTCGGGAAATACAAGAACTATACCTCCTGCTATAACCTGCTGGCCAGGAAAATCAGTCAATTAGGTAAGGTGGCAGGAATCAGGCATAAATTCACCCTATATTCAGCCCGCAAATCTTTCGTCCAACATGGATATGACCTGGGAATTCCTCTTAGTACACTGGAATACTGTATCGGGCAATCAATGAAAGAAGATAGGCCAATCTTCAACTATGTCACAATAATGAGAAAACACGCTGATAAAGCAATCAGGGAAATACTTGACAACTTGAAAAATGAATAATCACATATAAAATAAATCACTAAGAATTTGCATAATAACCAAATGCTTATTATCTTTGTAGTGTCAAATAAGAGTTCTTAATTTTAATGTTTAACTGATGAAAGATGAAGAAAAAAAAGAATTAGAACAAGAGTATGAGAATTTAAAACTTCTCGCTTCATTTCACGAGGTCTATGGGGTTCCTGAAAATGCCAAAGAACGGGAAGCGCTTATAAATGACATACTCGATCGGATGAACGAAATCCAAGAGAAATTAAAGAAGTTGTAATTAACATCCCTCCCTTCGGGGAGGGACAAACATTAAAAGCTATGATAGATTGGAATGATTGCCTGCCAACAAAAGAAATGCAGGCTGACTTTGAAAGATTCAAAGAACTAAAAACCACAGAAGAACAAGAAGCTTTCAAAAAGGAAATGCAGGATAAATATAATAAACTACCGGAAGCCCAAAAGGAAGCCTACAAAAAAGCATCTGAAGCCGGGCTAAAAGCAACGGTAAATGCCTGCAATGATTATATAGAAAGAGTGGAAGAAGCCATATTACGTGATAAACTTGGAGAATTGCCCGAAGCAATCTCATTCAGTTATATTGCAAAGAAATATTTTGGTAAAAGTAGAAACTGGCTATATCAGCGTATTAACGGGAATATAGTCAACGGGAAAAAGGCTCGCTTTACTGACAATGAACTCAAAACGTTCCTGAACGCTTTGAACGATGTTAGCGAAATGATTCATCAGACATCATTAAAGATCAGTTAAGCTCTTATTTGACACCATCCCTGCATTTGAGCCGATGCAGGGATTTTTATTGCTTTATCAAAAAATAGTAGTATCTTTGCAACATCAAGATAATACGGACATAATTCGGATTATTTTGGTTTGACTTTGGTGAGGGGGTGGTTCCCCTCACTTTTTTTATGCCCCTACCGAACTTTTCATTTATATGTTAGTACTATCTTATGTAAGCCTTCTTGAGAGTGTGTTGATTGTGTGTGTTGTTGATCGGAAGGATTACAAAACAAAGAGGTAGCTTATTCGGCTACCTCTATTTTATTATTTTCTAATTTCAAACGGAATTCTTGAAGTTTAGATTAAAAGAAACTTATTTTCTTTCAAATCGGCTCAAAAGTTTTATTTTAGAAAAATAATCATTCCAATACTCATTTGATGATTGAGGATTAGTTCTGTCATTGTATAAATAAATACGATTAATTTTCCCATCAGTATCTCTCTCTACAAACTTTTCATCTCCTGCAATTTCAAAAAGCTTCTTTTCTGTTACTTTCTCATACTCTGTATGGATGGGAATATTCCCAAAAGCATTATCAGAATTTATATCTACCGGAGAATCCTCTCTTTCATTCCATCCAAGAGGTAAATACTCCCGGTTGAAAGCAGACCATCTACCTTTAGAATCTCGGACAATGCCATAAGGAAGATTAATTCTAAAAAAATCAGTTAGTGCCATGATGCATTTTTTTTTATTAATAATTATGTAAACTGTAATACAAAGATAACATATTGTTAGTCATTAGCACTTCGTTAGTACACCAAATTCATGATATTAATAAAAAAAGCCCTGACTACACTTAGTCAAGGCTCATCCTTTTTGGAGTAAATAACGTATTATCTCTCAAACCCAAAATCTAGCAAATCTTCCACGTAGAGAGATGATACAACAGACATCCACGTCTGTACACAAATATAGGAATTATAAATGAGATGAGCAAAAGAAAAGCCCCGAATCAGGGAGACGGGGCAATAATTTGTTTGTGAATAAGTAAACTGCTAAGTTTATTAAAACATAAATAGTTCGTAGGTTTACTCAAGTTCTACTTTATGCGTTTTTCTGATACTGGTTGCGGATTTCTATAAACAACAGTATCAATCTTTGATGTATTCACTGTACTTGATTTTATCGTGGTAAACGTTACTCTATTACCCACCTTCCATGATTTATTTTCTTTATTATACTTCAACTTATCTCTATAAACTTCTAATAAGATAAATGCAGAATCTATTTTGGGGGCATAATAGGGACTAGGAAATACTATACTTTCATTCTCATTTTTCGCATTTAACTGTATTCCATACCATTTTAGAACTTGCTGATATTCACTTATTTGATTTTTTAATTTTATGTTTTCCCTTTCACTTTTATTATATTTCGCTTGACACTCTTCCAATACATTCTTCTTAACAGCATTTGGATCAAGAGAATAATTTCTCCCTCCGCTTGCATTTGAAGTAACAACATACTTATGATTAAAATACCGTTGACTTAAATCATGGTATATCTTGTAATATCTAACAGAATCATTTAGTGAGTTTATTTTTTTGTGCAATTGTAAAATTTCGTCACTTAGACTATTGGCATATTTTACCAATTCACTAATATTAACCTCTGATTTACCACTTCTTATAGTATCCACGACCTTTATTGATTCTTGCAATATTGAATCTTTTTTATTCAAATTCTCAATTAAAGAATCTCTATTTGCAAGCTCAATTTTAAGTGAATCTGAATAATCGAAAAGTACAATCAAGGAGGCAAAAAGGCTGATGATTAAGACAATGGACACTCCTCCAAATATTTTGCTATATTCAATTTTTAACTTCATATTGTTTATTGTATTTATTCATATTACTTTTCAATTCTTCAAACTCTTCTCTTGTCACAGATGTATTACTATTTCGGCATAAATCCAATTCCGATTTTAAATTCTCACGCTCTCTTTGTAAATGTCCAATCTCTTGAATATATTTTTCTGTACACTTTATTTCCATATAAAAACATCCAGCTTTATATCCAATACCAAAAACTGTGACTATAGCACCGATATATATCATTATTTCCTTAACAATATCTACATTGCTTTTGTTATTATTTGCTACATTTTTTTTTGCCATATCCATATAAATATTAGGCAAATATACTACTTTTTTCCTACCTTATATATCTTAAATCCAATAATAATTAGTCCAAATGCAGCTGCATATACATCCAGTTTGTGTAAATTCCACCACGATAGTTCAACTAACTTCTCTTTCTGATCTAGCATAGCATCGACCTTATTACTAATCGTATCAAGTCGGTTAGAAAAAAGCTGCATAGTTAGCAGCATGGTTTCATCTATTTTCATATTCTCCTGTTCTTTCTTTGAAGCCGTAGTCGTACTTTCTCTTATAGGATACTGCTTACCCAACGAATCAGGAGGGGATAAATCTACTGTCTTATTCTCAATTTTCAGATCGCTTAATTTCTTTGATGTAATCTTCGTTTGCTTATTCACATCTAGGCGTAGTGATTCAATAACATTTCGGAGATATTGAAACTCTCTGGAGTAATCAACCTGTTTATGCATCTCAATATTGCGAGAAGTCTTGCATGAAGAAAACCATATTCCCGACATCAGGAACATGGTTATATAAATCAAGGCTTTCATAATCCCAGGTATTTAACGATTCCTTCAATATGTATCTGAGCAACTGCATCTTTACCCTCCCGAGACAAAAGGTACTCAACGTCCTCTTTATTGTCCTGGAAGAAGTTCTCTGTTAATACAGCCGGACAATTAGTATCCCGACAGATGGCAAGATTCTGTTCCCAGTATTCCCGTCCGGGCATCTGCTTTCGGACGGGAACCGGAATACATTCTGCTACTTGTCCCAGGCAGTCTGCTAATTTTTTGCTGTTACTAGAAGCATTATTCGATACAAACACGCTCCAACCTTTTGCGCTCATCCAAGAACTACCATTGCCGGCTGCATTACAATGAATAGATACAAGGATAGCTTTTTTACCTGCTTCCTTGTAAATAGCATTAGCCCGTCGGCATCGCTCAGACAATGGAACATCTGTATCCTCTTTAACGATGCGCTCGGCATCAATTCCCAACTTGCGCAATCCTACTACTACCATATCGGCAATCTCTCTTGAATACGCCCACTCTCTCAATCTTCCGTCCGGTGAACGTTTACCAGGTGTATTTTCACCGTGACCATTATCAATCAATACTTTCATATCTTTTCCTCTTTATCTAATTCGTTCTCGATTCTATCAATAATTCCCTGTACATGTGTAGGCGTGGCCCGTTTAAATTCAAAGCGTATTACATGATAGATAATACGAAACCCTTTGTTTTTAGGATAAGCAATAATTAGATTCTTAAATGCGTTCTGAAGATACACATAAGAGAACACATACGTAATAGTCTTAATAACTAACAATGAGTTCTCACCGTCTCCTATCAAGGTCATAAAGGAGAAGACTACCTCAATGATTATAAGATAGAGGAGAAGTTCGACCAAGGCATTTTTAAACTTATCCCACTTAAAGTTTTTACAACGTAT